CAACCTCGTCTACTGCAACACCGACGACAACCCAACTGGCGGTGTGCGTGTTGCCACCTCGCTGATCTGGTCGGCCGTTCACAGCGAAGGCTCAAGCCAGTTCATGCAGATGCTGCTGGCGATCGGCGCAGCCAACATCGAGCAGATTGCAGCGGAGCGGATTGCATTTGGCCAGACCCCGATTCGGCAGTTTGCCGCCGGTAAGACCTGGGCCTATTTCGGCGCCAACCGGCCGCTGCAGTTTGGCGATCTGCTTCGTGGTGACACCACCGATCCAACGCGCATCGGTGAGGCCGCCAGCAGCATCGCCTATCGGCCGACCCTGATCGGCGATCAGCACACCGAAGGCTTCAGCCAGGCGTTCTCGCCCAGCACCATGACGCGGTTCGGCGTCTATGCGCCGATTCCAATCAACGTCCAATTTGTTGATCGAGACGATGAGGGTGACGAAAAGTTTGCTCCGCTTGGCATTGAGATTGAGGGCCTTGAAAGCTACTGGCCGCTGAATGTTTTGAATGACGCCCGCCCTGTGGTGCCTGTTGGCCAGCGGATGACGCTGATCTTCAAGAGCATCACGTCGGGCGGTAATGACACGGCTCGAGCCGCCAAGGAACTGCGCCGCACGCTGTCCAGCTACATCGATGCAGCCAGCACCTACAAGCTGGGCAGCGCCAAGTTCCGCGTGGCAGCGCCGATCAAGAACGTGGAGCTGGAAGACGGCGCCATGCGCGTGCTCATGGAGTGCGTTGAGCCCGGCCTGATGCCGCATGAGGATTACGGCACAACCGATTTCAAAGACAACGAAGAGGAAGCCAAGGCTGAGATCAAAACGCTGACTCAGGAAGTTATTGCGCTGAACGAGCAGCTGCTGCGCAACGATCCGATCCCGAAGGCTGGTGTCGGTGATGGCATCAATCAAAGGCTCAGCGAAATTGATTCGCTGATCAATCAGGTTGAAGAGCTGCGTGACACCCGCTGGACTTCCGGCGAGCTAGACAGCATCGTTAACGACGATGGCGACATCTTTGACGATCGCATCAACCCATTTGCGCAAAGGGTGCTTGATACACGCCGAAATCGTGACCAAGAGCGGGACAACATTGAGACCTGGCAAGAAGAAATCAGCGCTGAACGCAAGCGGGACAACACGCGCCAGAGCTACATCGACACGCGCAGAACATGGATTGCGCAAGCCAAGAGCCGAATCACAACGCTTAGCCGGCGTCTGCGCAACCAACAGGCCAAGCTTGATTGGGCGGTTCGAGAGTATGGCTTCAACACCGCAAAAGGCGGCAATCTGCGGGAAGACCGCAAGGTTCTGCTCAGGCGTCAAAGCCGGTTGCAGAGAGAGCTGTCCGAGCTTTACGCAAACGCCAACAACCTTGACCTGCCAGCAATGGCGGCGCGTGACGCCAGCCTGCGCAGCCAGATCTCCAGCAAGCAAGCTCGCATTGCCCAGCTCGAGCGCCTGCTGGACAACCCCAACAGCTGGAACGACTTCTTCAACACCAAGTGCTTGGTGAAGATGGAGGAGGCCGGCTACGAGACCATCACGCAGTGCCGCGTGGTGGATTTCGCGCTCAAGGCCAAGGTGTTCAAGCGCATCCAAGGCCGAGCCAAGAAGTACGGCGAAGAGAGCGTCAAGCGCTACCGCGACAGCGACAACGGCACGAAGATGCGCTCAGCCTTTTTCTGGCTGCGCTACCGCCGCACAGGCCAAGAGTGGAGCCGCCTGCCCTACATCTTCAGCGTTCGCCGCGGTGCCGACGTGGACAACTTTATGTCGCTGAAATTCATTGCTGGCGACAACCTTGGCAACTGGCAGTTCCGGTTTGATCCGATTGCCGAGACAGCCGCCGAAATGAACCATCACGGCTTCGCTGATTTTGCCTACATCGAGAACAGCGGCGACGTGCAGACAATCAACGGCCCAGCCGGTGGCCAGTTCACGTTCCTTGGTTCGGTTCGCAGCCGCCAAGGTCTTAAGCCACCAATCAACGTCAACCCCTACGAGGTAGACGAATGGGGCCTGTTCTCGGTTCGCTCTGACACGCAGACCAACTTCAGCTTTGAAGGCGGCCCGGAGTTCACCATCTCGGCAGTCACCGAGCAGCGAACTGAAGCTTTCAGCCTGTACCCAAACCTTTACCAAGGCATCAGCCTGCTCGGCTTCAACGCCTACAGCGGCCAAGGCATCCAGGATCTGCGCTCGGTGTCGGTGTTTGCGCAGAAAGGCAAGAAGGTGCGCCGCCTGCGCGATGACGGCACCTACCCCAGCGATCCGGACGCCAGCAGCAGCTACGCGCCCGACATCTTTCTCGACACCATCCTCGATGCACAGAACGGCATCGGCCGCTTCGCCAAGATCGGCGGCGTTGATCTAGAAGCGCTGGCACTGGCCAAGAAGTTTTGCCGGCAGAACAGCCTGTTCATGGATGCGGTGATTGCCGAGCAGGTGCCATGGCGCCAGTTCTGGGCTGAGGTGGCCCCGTTCTCGCTGCTCGAGCTGGGCCGTGTCGGCGGCCGCGAGACGCTGGTGCCTGCAGTGCCGATCGATGGCTCTGGCAACATCACCCGCTCCGTGCCGATCACCGCGCTGTTCAACCAAGGCAACATCCTCGAGGACAGCTATCGCGAGGAGTTCATCGACTTCGGCAGCAACGTCCAGGATCTGATTGCCTCGGTGATCTACCGCGACACCGAAACCGATGGCGTCTTCCCGCGCAACCGCAGTGTGGAGGTCAGCCGGTCTGACGTGACTGAAGTGAACGCAGTGCGCCAGACCTTCGACATCTCGCAATACGTGACCAACCGCAGCCAGGCGATCCTGTTCGGCAAGCTGCTATGCAACCAGCGCCGCTATGTGCGCCGGGCGATCGACTTTGCAACCTTCCCGACCGACAGCGTGCTCGAGCCCGGCAGCTACATCTATGTGGCGATCGGTGAGAACCAGTGGGATCAGATCAGCACTGGCGTGATTGAGGATGGCGGTGCGCTCAACACACCCATCGGTCAAGTGCCCAACGGCAGCGGCCTCAAGGCACTGGTCTACCAGTCGGGCAGTGACGTGATCACCGTCGATAGCGTGACCGTCACCAACGGCACTGCTGCGGCGCTTGCACCCTACGCCGGCCGCCTGTTCGTGCTTGGCAGCACCATCACCAGGAAGCGGGTATTCCGGGTCACTGAAGTGCAAATGGATGAAGAGGGCGAGGTCAGCGTGAAAGCTATTGAACACCCGTGCGTCGAGTCCGGCTCAGAGACCTTGAGCCTGATTGCTGACTTCAGTGATAGTGCGTTCACTGTTCGCTAGCCTGATTTGAGACTGGGCCGCCGTTCATGGGCTTTTACACAGGCCGCACGGGCAAACTGGAGTTCTGGGACGGCGCGGCCTACAAGCCTGTGGCCAAGATCCGCGACTGGTCGGTTGAAACGAGCGTCGAACTGCTCAGCACCACTGTTGTGGACAGCACTGCCGCAACCTTTACGCCTGGCCTGAAGTCCGCCAGCGGCAGCGCCACGCTGCTTTACTACCGCCTCGAGGCTGGCGAATCGGCAAGCCTCACCGAGTTCACCGCGTTACTGAGCAAGATCCAGAAGGTTGGCGCCATCACCGACACTGATCGCGTCAAGTTGCGCCTGCGTGTCAGTGACAACGCCGCCGACGACATTGAGTTCTTCGCGTTCATCACATCCGCGCAGGTTGGTGTCAGCACTGGCGAGCTTGTGGTGGTGCCGATCCAGTTCTCGGTTGATGGCGACTTCTTGGCGGGTGGCGTGATCGCATGACCTTCTTCCTCGGCACAAAGGGGAACGTCCGACTGCGCCGCGCCACTTCGGTGCTGATCAATGCGCTGCAGGATCAGATCGACGCTTCAGATGTGAACACCAGCCTGAACAGGCTGAGCTTCGACAGCGCTGGAGAGAACCTGCTCACCGGCGATCGCGTGGACATCAGCACCGCCGACGCGCGCGGGCTGGTCTGCTTTACCGGCGCGGCATGGAGCAGCGGCACGGTGGAGAGCGGCATCTCCGCCTACGTGAACGTGAACGCAGCCGGTGGTCTGCGCTTCTTCCGCACCTTTGCTGACGCCGTAAACAACACACGCGCCAACGAGCTGGCACTGTATGCGTTCACCGGCGAGCCGATTCCGATCGAATGCCGCGTGCGTGACGTGTCCTACAGCGTGCTGGGCAACGTCATCGACTACACGCTCGCCACAGATCGCGAGGCGATCGACACCACCTCGCTGGCCGACAAGTTCCGTCAGATGTACTCAGCCGGCCTGCTGTCTGGCAGCGGCACGATCACCTGCGCTTTTGACTACACAACGGCTGGCATCACTGAAACGCCACTGCTGATGCTGCAGCTGATCCAACGCCTAGAGCTTGGCAGTTCCTTTGATTGCGCGCTCTATCTCACTGATCAGTCGGTGGACGCCACCGTTACCAACGTCTTCTATCAGTTCGATGCGATGGTGACAAAGGCCGGCGTGCAGGTCACTGCCGGCGACATCATCAACTGCACGATCGATTTCGTTACCACCGGCGAGATCAGGCTGCTGATCGGCAGCATCGACGAGT